ACAAGAAAAGTTGTCAGAGCATTGAATAATGTCGTTGATAAAAATAGTTATTCAACCGAAAAAGGATTGAAAGGTGGTTTAGAACAAAGAGCAATTGCAATCGGAACCCAAGGATTAGCTGACGTGTTCTATTTAATGGACTACATATTCACTTCTGAAGAAGCAAGAACATTAAATAAAAACATTTTTGAATCTATCTACTTCGCGGCTATTACTGAAAGTATGGAGTTGTGTAAGACAGGTGGTAGAGAACCATACAAACATTTCAAAGGTTCACCAATGTCAAAAGGTATTTTCCAATTTGATATGTGGGGATTAAATGAGTCTGACTTATTCTTAGATTGGGAATCTTTAAAAGAGGATGTTAAACAATATGGGGTATGTAACTCATTGTTTACTGCACAAATGCCTGTGGCGTCATCTGCTAAGATTACAGGGTCATTTGAAATGACTGAACCCGCACACTCAGCTTTATTCAATAGAAGAGTTGTTGGTGGTGAGATTATGATTGTTAACAAGTATTTGATTAACGATTTTGAAAAACTTGGTATTTGGAGTGAAGAGTTGAAAAACGAAATCATCATGAACGAAGGTTCAATCCAAAACATTAACTTTAATAATCACCTTGACGCTGAAGATAAAAACTATACTAAGAAAGTTAAAAGAACCGAACATTTGATTTCTAAGTACAAAACAATTTGGGAGATTTCACAAAGAGAGCTTATTGATATGGCGGCAGATAGAGCACCATTCATTGACCAATCACAATCAATGAACATCTATATGGCAAATCCAACATTATCAAAGATTACTTCATCTCACTTCCATTCGTGGGAGAAAGGTTTAAAAACTTTATGTTATTATGTAAGAACTAAGGCAATTTCAACAGGAGCAAAACACTTGGCAGTTGACGTTTCAAAAATACAACAACCAAGAGCTAAAGTTGAAATACCAAAAGTTGAAATAACAAATTTAACAAACAAACCTGAGGATAGTCCTTTTGAATGTTTTGGATGTAGTTCCTAATTTTAAAATCCCGATACAATCGGGATTTTTCATTTTTAAGCTATTTAAAGAAAAATAGATAGTATTATATTTATAGGTATGGCAAATGGTGTAACATATGGTTTAAATTTTCCCTTTAGAGATTCTAGACGAGGGGATTATTTAGAATTAACAGAGCTTCAATCACAGGAAATTAAGGCGGACTTAATTCATTTGTTATTGACTAGAAAAGGTTCAAGATATTTTTTACCAGAATTTGGTACTAGATTATATGAATTTTTGTTTGAACCATTTGACGGATTAACATTTAATGCGATTGAATCTGACATTAGGGATGCTATTGAAAACTTTATGCCAAATCTATTGGTTAACAGTTTAAGTATTACACCAGCAGACCCACAAGAAGAATTGGACATTGCGACAGGGCAAAACTCAGTTGGTACTAGTGAATCATCAATATATAGGTTCCCTGGTAAAGGTACATCAGAGTATACCGCAAAAATAAGAATAGATTATTCAACCAATGGTTCAACATTTGGTCAGAGTGATTTTGTTATTATTAATATTTAAATAAGATGGCAAACAATAGAATATCATATGCAAGTAGAGATTATCAGTCAATAAGAACTGAACTCCTAAATTACACAAAAACTTATTATCCTGATTTGATTCAGGATTTTAATGACGCATCAGTATTCTCGGTATTCCTTGATTTGAACGCTGCGGTTGCGGACAATTTACACTATAATATAGATAGAAGTATCCAAGAAACCGTATTACAATACGCCCAACAAAGGTCTTCAATTTATAACATAGCAAGAACATATGGGTTAAAATTGCCAGGTCAAAGACCATCAGTATCGTTAGTTGATTTCTCAATTACAGTTCCCGCATTTGGAGATAAGGAAGATGAAAGATATCTTGGAATATTAGCGAGAGGGTCTCAAGTTGTTGGTGCTGGTATAGTATTTGAAAATGTTTATGACATTGACTTTGCTTCACCATATAATGCTCAAGGATTTCCAAATAGATTAAAGATTCCAAATTTTAATGCAAACAACGTATTGATTAATTACACCATAACAAAAAGAGAACTTGTTGTTAATGGTATAACCAAGGTTTTCAAAAAAGTTATTGCGGCGAATGATGTTAAACCATTCTTTGAATTATTTCTACCTGAAAAGAATGTGTTAGGTATTACAAGTGTGTTATTAAAAAATGGTACCAACTATACAAATACTCCAACAACTGCAGAGTTCTTAGGTTTAGATAATAGATGGTATGAAGTAGATGCGTTGGCGGAAGATAGAGTGTTTGTTGAAGACCCTACAAAAGTATCTGACCAACCTGGTATTAAAGTTGGTAGGTATATCCAAACTCAAGATAGATTTATTACTGAATATACACCTGAAGGATTTAAAAAGATGACATTTGGTGGTGGGACAAATACCGCTCAAGACCAATTAAATCAATTCACAACTTTAGGGGCGACATTAGATTTACAAAGATACTCAAATAACCTTTCATTAGGGGCGACATTAACTCCAAACTCAACTTTGTTTATTCAATATAGAGTTGGTGGTGGTTTGGCAACAAACTTAGGTACGAATGTTATTAATGCTTTAGGTACGGTTTCATTCTTTGTTAACGGACCTTCAGAGACAACAAACTCATCAGTAGTTAACTCGTTAAGATGTGTTAATGTAACTGCGGCAGTTGGTGGAGCGGGTATTCCTTCATTAGAAGAAATTAGAAACTACGTATCATTTAACTTTGCAGCACAAAAAAGAGCGGTTACCGTTCAAGATTATGAATCGTTAATTAGAAATATGCCAGCTCAATTTGGAGCACCAGCGAAAGTATCTATTACCGAAAATGATAATAAGATATTAATTCAAATATTATCTTATGATACCTCAGGTAAATTAACTAATATTGTTTCAAATACTTTAAGACAGAACATTGCAACTTATTTATCAAACTATAGAATGATGAATGATTACATTTCTATTTTCAGTGCGGAAGTAATTGATTTGAGTATGGATATTTCTATTGTTTTAGATTCTGCTCAAAATTCAGGTCAAGTAATTTCAAGTGTTGTTGATAAAATATCTGCATACCTTAATCCTCAAACAAGACAATTAGGTCAAAATGTTTATCTATCCGAAGTTAGAAGTTTAATTCAAAATACAAATGGAGTACTAACAGTTGCAAATATTGACGTATTCAATGAAGTTGGAGGACAATATTCTTCAGCTGAAACATCTATGGAGTACGCAAATGCTGAGACGAAATTAATTTTACCTGTTGATGATACAATTTTTGCCCAACCATCACAAGTATACCAAATTAGATACCCAAATAAGGACATCAGAGTTTCAGTTAAGAATTTCCAATCTGTAACTTTTTCATAACACGTTTATTTTATCTTTATTTAGTTTATTATTTAGTTGTGTGGACTCTTTAAAAATTCCACATAAACTATTTATAAATTAAAGTAACTTGATGGGTCAATCATATAGAATAAGAACTGAGTTGGGTATTAGTAAATCTATTAATGTCCAGTTAGACCAAGAGTTTGAATTTTTAGAGATTTTATCGCTAAAACTTCAACAAGAGGATGTTTATGCAAAAAGTTGTGCGAATTACGGTGTTGTTGTTGGTAGAGTAACCGCAAATAATGGATTTGGTGTTCCTAACGCTAGAGTATCTGTCTTCATACCAATTGAATCTGTTGATGAATCTAATCCGATAATTTCAAGTATATATCCATACAAATCACCAAATGATAAAAATGAAGATGGATATAGATATAATCTACTTCCTTACGAAAAATCATACTCAACACATGCCGCCACAGGTACATTACCAACAAGATTAGATAGTTTAACAGGTAGTACCGCAGTTGAAATCTACGACAAGTATTATAAATTTACATCAAAGACAAATGAAAGTGGGGACTACATGATAATGGGAGTACCTCAAGGACAACAATCTATTGTTATGGATGTTGATTTGTCTGATATTGGTGAATTTTCTTTAACACCTCAAGATTTAATTAGGATGGGTCTTGCGACCGATGCTCAAGTTGCGGGTAATAGATTTAGAACTTCAGCTGATTTGAATTCATTACCACAAATAATTAATGTGGTTAAATTTATAGAAGTTTCACCACTTTGGGGTGACCCTGAATTGTGCACTATTGCAATTAACAGACTTGATTTTGATTTAAGAGATGATGCCAATGTTGATATTCAACCAACTTCAACATTTATGGGTTCTATATATAGTACTCCTGATAAAATGAGAATTAGACCCAATTCTAGACCTAAAGATAATTTTGGTAATATGTGTGGGTTAGTTGCTGGTCCAGGACAAATATTGGCAATAAGACAAACTATTGACCAAGATGAAGATGGAAATCCTGTATTGGAACAATATCAGTTAGAACAGGCTGGTAATATTATTGACGGTAGTGGTGTTTGGTTAACCGAATTACCAATGAATTTAGATTATTTTATCACAAATGAATTTGGTGAAAAAGTAATTTCATATGACCCAACTGTTGGTATTCCAACTAAAGCCAAGTATAGATTTAAGATTAAATGGCAACAACCTCCAACATTAAGTGACCAAACAAGAAGACCATATTTTTTGGTTCCAAATATTAAAGAGTATGGTTGGTCAAATCCTGATACTGACCCATTAACTTTAACAGGGAATCCTAATAAAAAATTGGCTAGTTCGTATTATTTTGGATTAGCGTGGAGTGGTTATACAAATGGATTTAGTAAAACTTCTGGTAATGAATATTATGATAGACTTAATGAAGTTATTGATTGTGAAGATACTTTTTATGAATTTAATTTTAATAAAGTTTACACAGTTTCACAATTAATTGATGAATTTAAAAAGGGGGGAAGGTCTAGATTTGTAGGAATCAAAGAAATTGATAGTGATGATTGTGAGTCAACTATAAATAAATTTCCTGTAAATGAAGGATTTAGAAATTTTGATTTATTATATTTTATTTTTTCATTCTTATTTCAAATAATTCAGTTAATAGGTATACCACTTATTATTGCAATTCGTATTGCTTTATTTATAATTTTTATTGTAAGGTCAGCTCTTTGTGGGATTTGTGGTTTTTATTTAGGATGGCCATTTAAGACATATCCGTTTGGGTTTATATGTAGAGGGTTAGGTATTGATTGTAGTAAGGACCCGAATACGCAAATGAAATTAACCATGTTAACTTATCCTGATTGTGATGCCTGTGAATGTGATGTAGATGTGTCAGAAACAAAGGCACCACCACCACTTAATCAACCAACTAAATTAGTACAACCAACAGGTAGTTTAACGTATTTTTCATATCCATTAAATTATAATACTGAATTCCAATATTTTTATGAAAATGCTTTATTTGCATCAAATGAAATTGATATCTATGTTCAAATTAGTTCTGAAGCTCTTTCTGGATTGAACAATTATGCTTTAATTAATGACCCAACAAAATATAAATTGCCTATTTCTAATCTACTCAATTTACCAGGTGGTGGTGATGTTGCTGCGTCATCAAAAGACCTACCTTTGGGTGAGAGGGTAAATTTATTTAATCAACGAAGTAGTTACTTTTCGGGTTTAAATAGGATTAAAGTTACTTTTGCGTCAAGTTCAAACACAGGTAAATTTCACTACGATAATACAATAACAGTATTAGCCTCAAGCGGTGGTAATCAAACTTATAACCCAGGTGATTTGTTAACATTTGTTAATCCAAGCACTAGTGATGATAAAAATTTTTTATTTAGTGCGTCTACATCAGATGGAGAAATATTTGGTATTAGTGGTACATCTTATCACTCAGGACCCGCAACAATAAGTGTTAATTATTGTGACCCATCATCACCAACAACTATCGCTCCTTCAGTAAGTTATAGTTTACCATCTGGGTCAACAACTACTAATTATATATACCCATCAGACGTTGAGTATTATCAAGTAGTTACCGCAATCACTGTTTCTCAAGCAATCTCATTATGGAATACGGGGTTAACACAAACATTTCCAAACATTTTAAATTCACCGACTAAGTTTAATACTTGGCGTCAATCAGGACTATTTTCGGCTACTTTGACAAGACAACTTTCTGGTACAACAGTAAATCCATTACAATTCTATGATAACTACACTGATGAGATTATATTGATATTACAAAGAGGTGTTGACCCATATTCACCAAAATACACGAACAAATATGGTATTGGTAAAATATTGGGACTTCCTTCTGAAGATGATTTAACTATTGAAGTGGAAACAAGGATGAATATACCAATTCAACCGTTACCAATAAGTAGTTCAATCAGTGTTCAATCTTTTGCAAATCAAAACGAAATATATTATCCTTCATACTTCTTTAAACCAGGTATTGTTGGAAGTACAACACCTGGTTTGGAATATTCATCATATACCACAAATAATCTTGGGTATTATGGTTCATTAGATGCTAGCAATTACTCTAGTACTTATATGAATACTGTTTCAAAAAGGGTTGTGACCAAAACTTCAAATGGATTTTACTCAGCAAGTATCGGTAGCTCAACATACGATTTAAGTGAGGATGTTTCAGGTATGGGTATGATGTCAATAACAAATTATACGTCAAACCCTTGTAGTTTATGGGATTATAATAATTGGGGTACAGGTGCTAATACAATATCATATAGAGATTGTACGGATACTCTAATTAATTTAAATGTTAATGGTGGAGAAACAGGTAGTATATGTGTTCTTAATGGGACATCTCCAAGTGCATCAGCACCAACAACTATTTTTCTTACTAATACACCTACACCATGCTCAATTCCTGCTTTTTTTGTGGGTTCTTGGCCTACATCGGTTATGCCATCAAGATATTATATTAGTAATGCATATGGAACTGCATTTACAATGTCAATTACCGATTCGGTTAAAAATGTTATGAGAACAGATAGGTTACCAACATCTGATGGACTTGACGGAGGTTCTTGGTCGGTTAATCCTTGTATTTTACAACAAAATTTACAATTTCAAATTTACCCAATAAGTGAAGCGGGACCAACATTAACCCAAGGGTTTGGTAGTGGGGCATCTCAAGTAAGACCTGATATTGATGATTTACCTTATGCTGGTGAAGTATTAACGAGTTTTAGTTGTCCTGGTATGGTTCCATTGGATTGTTATGGTGGTTTTGGTAGTACTTTTCAAGTTATATCTCCTTGCAACGACCCAAATGGTACTGGATATAATTATGTGAAAAATGGATGTTATATTTTACTTGACAAACCACGTCAACTATTCTCAGGTATAAGAAACGATGTTGGTGTCATATGGCCAGAATGGGGGTATAGATTTAGATTTATGTATGGACTTTGTAGAGGAGTCTTGTCTCAAACATTCACTAATAATTGGATTAATGGTTCTTTATTTATGTTTCCAATTCAAACTGACGTTTTTTATGACAGACAAAATCAACCAATAGACCCTAAAATACCTCAAGAGATAGTTTATTTTGATAAACCAACAACAAATTTTTATTTCAGAAGTAGTCCATATAGTGATAACCAAAATAAATTTGTTGGAAGAAGAGCGGGTGATACTGCGGTTAACGAGTTAAATCTAATGTTTCCGACAACAATTATTAATTTGGGATATAAGGATTCTTTTTATTCAGAAATAACTTTTGACCCATCAACAAAGGCATATATTATACCTAGTTTAAATCCTACAAGTTATGGAGATACTTCTGATTTGGTAAATCTTTTTGTAGTATCAAGAATGGTTGACTCAGGGTTCTTGGAACAAATAACAAGTTTTGCAAATGATGCTATTGGTGTTTTGTTTTCAAGACCTGATGGAGGCACTGGTATTTTAGGGTTTTTTACTCCAAAGGCGAGAGTTGATGGTGACTTTGTTCAATTATGTTCAATTAATAGTGAAATAGGTAATATTAATTTTTCACCTGAATATTATGCAACAACGCCTACAAATTCACCAACTAATGTTTTAGGTACTCCAAATAATCCAGTAATGGCTGTTTGGTTTTCATCTACAACGGAAGATTTACAAACAAAAGATTATTTGACACCTGGTAGAATTAATTTTAGAACACCAAATAATAGTGCAAATTATCCATATCCTTATGGTATAAAATCACAAGTAGCCCCTCATTATCAATGGGAGTTAAGAAATAATACAAATAATTTAATTTTTGGTAGTCAATTAAATAATTGGGCTACAGGACCAAATGATATTGTTCAAAATAGAAGATATCAATCACTTGACAGAATTTCATTAATTACACCAAATTATTTTATACCACCAACTGTGACAGCAAATGATTTAAATGCTAGAGGTTATATTTTTAGTAATGATATAAGTGGTAATTATGTGTCAACTATTACAACTAGTCCTAATAAATTTATTGTTGGAGCACCTTTCCATTTTTATTTTGGAATAATTAAAGGTGAAACGGCTTTAGACCTATTTAAAACAAAATACTCAGTAATTGAATAATGGATAAGTATACAATCATACCAAGTAGTTTAGAATTTAAGTCAGCACCGTTTGTTGACCAAGAAATCTCATTGTCTTTAACACAACAGAGTCAAGAGATAACGGAATACGACAGAAGTCAAAGTATTAGTCTTGCTCAATTATATGATGATGAAAGACAAGCTTGTACAATCTTTAGACCAACATTTAAAGTAAATTATTTATATTCAAACACATATACAGGAACTACAAAATACATACCTTTTGTAAATAATTTATATTATACTGACCCAATAGTTTCAAAATCAAACAATATTTGGAGAGGGTTTCCTCAGTATTATGAGTTTGATTTTTTTAGACCCGATATTAGTGACCAACATATTAGATATCAGGCAAAAAGTGCCTACACTTATAATTGGACTTATTATATAAGTTATGCTCATAAAAACAATTATGATAAAGATTTATATTATAATTTAAATGGGACAAGTTTAAATTGGAAAGCATCAGAAGGAATACCATTTTATATTAATAACTCTCTTCAAAACGGTAGTAACGTTATTGCGTTTCAATGTGTTGCACCTCATGGTTTAACTGTTGGAGAGTATGTTGAACTATCGTTTAATTATAATGGAATTAAATTATTCCAAGTTTTTTCATTAGGTAATGGTCAATTTGGTAGTGATGTTAATGTTTTTAACATTTATAATGTTGGATATACAGGAGCAACTTTTGCAAATAAAACAACAGGTACATTCAAAAGAGTTATTGACCCTGAAACTATTTTAGAAACTAAATCAAAATACTATGTTAGGGAACATAAAATATTAACTAATGTTAATGATTGTACTATGACAAAAAACGGGTTTGAAAAAAATGTGTTTAATGAAGAAAAGAAGTTTGAATATAGTTCAATTACTCCAAATAATGTTTCAAGAGTATCTCAAAAAACCAGTAGTAATTCATACAATATTACTGTTAATTATGATATAAATCTTGCAGGATTAATTGACAACCAAAAAAGACCTATTAGTGAATTGTTTTTAACAATAATTAATAAGGGTTATACAGGATATTTTAATTACCCAAATAATGGTGTTGGATTAAAACAAGGGTGGGAATTTAACTTAACACGTACTTCTAATTTTTGGTGGAGTTCAACAAATTTAAATTCAAATACAAATATATTAACTTCAAGTTATACTAAACCTGGTTATTCAAAAACTTTTTATTATAACCAAGATTTAATGTCGGGAGACACAATTGATGGTGATTTTTGTGAGTGGAATGATTATGAACAATTGGAACGAGTTGTTTCGCCATATTATCACAAGTTAAAATATAATCAAAATATATTTCAAACAACCTCTGTAACAAGTACAAATGCACCAGGTTTTTATTATGAACCACACACCCCAATGACTATTAGAGTTTTTTCAGATTATGTTGAGACGGGAGACATTGAATTTGTTGACGGTGTCCCTAGCTATGCATATTTTTCAAACTCTGACCAACAATTTAGGTGGAGAGATTTATATAGTTATGGGTTTATTGATAATTTGGATAGAGGTGTTGATTATCCATTTTTAAATTTTGCACAATATCCATTCAAGGACGTTCAATTTAGATTAATCCCTGAAGGAATAAACTACAACTCCTCATTACTTGGAGTTCCTTTCCCTGTTAAACCTTTGATAGATGGATGTGAATAAAATACAAATAAGAAGAGACGGATTTGTTAATAAAGAATTAGTAATACCTATAGAATTAACTTGGGATTATTTAGGTTTAGACCAAAGTATTGATGAATATGAAACCGAAATAATAAAAAAAGTAACTGGTACGTATGGTGATTTTGAGGTTACAAGATTTGCTCATGCTCCTGTTGTAGTTTCTGACCCATTTAGTGACAACGCTTTTGAGTTTACCGATATCCAATACGAGTTTAACTTTTATTCTGGAGGTACCTTAGACAATTCGGCAAATTGGAGAAACGATTATATGTCTGAAGGATTTACTACCGATGAAATTTATTATTACACAAACAATTTTTCAAATTCATTTTTCAAGTTAGATTTATATGATAATGTTGATGAAAAACGTCAAACAAATTATATAACAATTATTATACCAACCCAACAAGGGTTAACCATGGATACAATAATGCAAAGGACTTCAGTTAAAGTTAAAAAACCTTATTTTGTTTTGGATTATGTTGGAGATAAAGAAGGGTTTTTCATTTATTGGTTGAAAAAAAGAAACTTTTTAAATATAAAAACTTTCTTTATGACTGCAAAATTTTATGATGCAAAAAATGGGTATTTTACCAAAATGATGAACATGCCACAATCATCAATTGTTGGAGATAAGTTTACTTTTGATAGTACACAATATTTCTATTATAGGGTTGAATTAGATTATGAGAAACAAAATTACCAAGTGTTTAGTATGAATAAAAAACAAACACTGTATAGTAATTTGGGTGATAGAGCGGGGGCAACAATACCCATAAAATGGTACGAATATGTTAATCCAAAATAATGGAAGATTTTTATAAAATTATAGTATCACCTGAAACCGTTTTTGGAGATTTATTTCTTGTAAATCTTAATGGTCAGAATGTTAATAATACCTATTCAGGTCAAACTGTTGGGGTTTATTCTGCTATGACTAAAGTTGTTAGTTCAGGTCCTAATGGTACTTCTTTATTAACAGGATTGACCGTACCAATTTTAATTAGACAAACTGCCGTTGATGTTGGATATTATAGTCCATTTGATGGTGCGGTATTACAAAAAGACGTTGTTGCAAATTTTATATTTTCATCAACAACTTCAAATCCTTATGTATATAACATTTATAATACATCAAGTGAGTTTCAGAAGTTTCTTGATTTGTCTGCATATAAAGTAGATTGGGGTGACGGGTCACCGAAACAAACAATTACCACTTATACACCGAATTCGTTGAGTCATACATACCCAAACGCAAATACAACTTACACAATTTCGTTAGAGCAAACAAATCCATGGGGTATAACTAGAGTTTCTAAGACTATTACCACACCTTATAGTTTGGTAACACCAACAAATCCAAATGGAGAGGCGTTCTTCACTCCTGCTGGTGGTAATTGGGCGGGAACACCTGTAAGTTATGATTATATATTTTCAGGTGATGCTGTTAATGAAGTATCTGCTCAAACATCATTTAATTATGTTACAGTACCTTATACTGTTTCAGGTTTAACAAAATCAAGTATAACAGATTTGGCATTATATGGGTCTGTAAAATATGTTGTTGGTGCTGTTGTAATTAAAAATGGTCAAATATGGGGTACTATTACTGATATGAACCCTATTTATACCGCGTATACAATAAACAATGTTAACTACTTTGATTATGTTGATGGTACTACAATATTTTTTGAACAATCTTCGGGATTTACAGAAAATAATTTAACACAAACGCCAATAACAAAAGACGAGGTTTTACTTAAGGTTATTGACCAAGCGCAGATACAAAGTAACATCTTTATTGAACGAGGAAAGAACTCAGCATATGAAAGAATTCAAAGAATGGGAGAGGTAGATAATCTTGGAGACATGATTAATTACGGGTACGGATTTTTTAACGTTGAAAAAAAGAACTAAACTATTTATAAGATAAAAAGAAACTATGGCAATCGGCTCATACGGCACAATTAGACCTTCAGACGTATCACCTGAAGATGTACAAATTATAATGA